ATAATAATAAATTATCTGACAAATAATTCTTTATAATCTATCAACTTGCAAGGTTTTATATTTTCGGGAATATATTTACCAACATGAATATAAACATTCTCGATTCCAATAGATCGCATGAATTTAAATGATTTTCTAATTATTTCGTTTGAAGAGAGAGACCAATCAATCATTAGAATATTATCATTTCTTAATCTTATTTCTGTTCTTCCACCATTTTCAATATGGAATTGTTTGAGAGATTTGATTAATTTATTTAAGAAAATAGAATCGCAATAGATGTTTGTAAAAATCTCAAAATTATATACATCTAACGCTAACGCAAAACTGGAAAGTTCGGGTGGAAACCCGGGAACTGTTTGATTTGATCTTGCAAGAGTTTGGTATTTAAAAAGTTTATCAATACGATTAACCGTATTATTTATATCAATGTTCATAATATTGGAGGATATCCAGGTTTCAATATCCAATGAATACCATTGATTAAATAATTTAGAGTTGTATTTATCAATATCAATCGTCTTAATATCTCTCCGGTCTTTTTTAGGATTAAGCCATACAGAACCAATAGCACCTCGGTTTCCTACGAAAATTAAACGACCGTGTGTATTTTTACCAAGCCATTTATTGCATTTATCAATATTGTTAATATTAAAAGTGTTGTTTTCAACAATTTGATTTTTATATTTAATAAATTCAACTTCTAATAAGATAATATGTTTTTTATTTTTACCAAAATATTGAAAGGAATCGCCATAATCTAAAGTTAGTATTTCATTAGTTTTAATATTATATATTTTACAACTTTTATATAATTGTTTTTTTATGCTACCTGGATGTCCGTGACAACCCGGAATAAACCATCCTCCAATTGTAATCCATTCCAAAGATGGAAACTCTGATAACGTATAATTATTTTTTATTAAATGTCCTTGTATATCTTTAACCATTGTCCCGGATTCGTAAGTTATTGTGTTATTTGTCTCGCGAATCTTCCTATTTATCTTGTCTGTGAAAATCGGATTATCTAACCCTTTTTTATTAAGAAAACAACTCCACCCTGAACCAATTATATTAAATTTTTTATGTTTATTTTTGTTTATGGTATCAATAAGTTCGCTAAAATTGTTGGGATAATAATTGTAATTATGGTGATGTATAATGTTATTTGTTCTAATAAAATTTCTTTGTTTATGATTTCGTAATTTAAAAGTTAAAAATCCAAATATAAAAAGTATTAAAATAAATTTCGCAATATTATAAATATTAAATTTTTTAACACGTGCAATAAGATGAAAATATTTATATAAAAAAATTATACTTACTATATCAAGTATAAACCAATAAAAGATATAATTATATTTATACATTGAATATATATATTTATGCTAATAAATTAATAATATTACAAATGCGATTTAACTTTTTTATTTTATATAACAAATAGAACCACCGAACAACCCGGCCCCGACCACCCCAATTAAAAGACCCAAATGATATTTTAATTGCATACTTCTGTAAATATTTTGCCATTCAATTCGTTGGTCTTGCTTATCTAAATGTATAATCATATAATCACTTTTGCTTGAAATTGTGTAATACAAATAATTGACAAGTAGTGTAATACCAGCAGTAAAAAAGGCACTATTATACGTATTCAATTTTTTTATATTTTTTGTATAAATTAAAGAAGCAAATGCTAATACTACACCAATAACATAACCAGTTAGAGAAATATTACGCCGTTCCTTAATAATATTTTCATATTTATTAACTAATTCTGGTGTTAATGTTTCATAGAACGCTTTTTTTTCTTCGGTTTTGTCTACATTAAACATCATAACTAAATGAGCAGTTACAAAAACAATGCCAACTAAACAAAGGATAGTACAGCTCATATATAATATATAATAATATTATTATCGCATAAAAATGTTATTATATGTAATATAACATAAGATGATGTATAATATGATGTATAATTTGTTCTATAAAAAATTTATTATTTTTTTATTTATGATCAGCATTATTAAAATAGGCGGAACTTCACTAAAAGCCACCCAAATACAGGGTTTTATATTTACAAAACAAGATAGATTGCGGATTCAATTAAGTAGATTTAACAAATTTCAAGTATTGGGCAAAGATGAATGTTGTACATTAATTAATAAATGGAAACAAGAAAATATAATTGATAAAGAATACCGAATACTTTTAGATAAAGGTATTAGGCAATTGTGTGATAAAAATATTTTTCCATTATATATAAATAGAATAAATTCACAATATATAATAATAAACTTAGTATCACATGATAATGTTAATATAATTAATATTTTGGATAATAAAAAAAATACATGGTCAATAGACAAAGCCATTATGGAATATCATATTTTTTTGGTTGAAAATAATTATAATCCAAATTATTATGAATTAAAAACAACCAGTATGAAACATTTTTTAAATATGTTTATTTTAAACCTGCTTAGTGAAGAGGAAAATAAATTAATTTTTTTTAGAAAAAATGATTACATTAAATTTCTGGAAAAAGATACAGAAATTAAAAATAGAGAATAATAAGTTGTAAAATTGAATTAAGTAAATATATATATATATTAATCATATATTATGTCTGAAAAGAAAGGAGCAAAAATATTTAAAACAAAATGTTCTCAGTGTCATACAATTGAAAATGGTGGAGAAAATAAACAAGGACCAAATTTATTTGGTTTATTTGGAAGAATATCGGGTACGGTTGAAGGTTATTCTTATTCAAAAGCGAATATAGATGCAAAAGTAGAATGGAATGAGACAACATTATTTGATTATTTATTAGCCCCAAAGAAATATATTAAGGGAACCAAAATGGTTTTTGCCGGAATAAAAAAACCAAAGGAACGTGAAGATTTAATAGCATATATGAAAACGTTTAATTAAAAAAACGTTTAAAATAAATTTATTATAATTATTCTAAATTTATGGCATCGATACATTTTTCACTTTTTCACTTTTTAATTCCATACCAAACTCTCTTAAACTAATTTTTCCTTTTGAATGTAAATAATCTTCAAACCAAGGGACTTGTGTATATTCACAATAATTTTGAAAAATTTCATCATCTTTTTTAACATTTTTTGTAGTGTAAGTAATTTTTTGATCACCAATATATTGAAATGTTATATTATTATCATTTGAATGATTTGTAAATAACGGTTTTTTATTAATGTATACTGTATCGCTTGTATGATAATGATCTGTGATAGTTTTACTGTGTGCAAAATTATATATTAAACTTTCATCTGTAACAGAAATATCGTGAATATTACTAATTTTTGTAAGATCTTTTTCAATCGATTGGACGCGAATAATAGTACCTGCTTTACAATCATTTGAAAAGAAACGACCATCTCCTGCCTGTGGAATCGAAGATTTTTTAACATATGTTTTTATTAAAAAATCATCTTTATCAAGACTATCGGAAACAGTGCGACTAATCATTATACTTATACTTATATGTAAAGATATTTTTTTATATTATTTTAAAACTGTATTTTTTTATAATTCTTAATCGCCAATTTAACTGAATCCTCCGCTAACATTGAACAATGTAATTTTACCGGAGGTAATTTTAAATATTTTGCAATATCCGAATTTTTTATTTTGTCCGCTTCATTAATATGCTTACCTATAATATATTCGGTTGTATATGAACTCGAAGCAATAGCGGAACCACAACCAAATGTTTTAAATTTAGCATCCACAATAAAACCTACGGGATCAACCTTAATTTGTAGCTTGATAACATCTCCACAAGCAGGAGCACCTACAAGACCGGTTCCAATATTGTTTTCTTCTGAATCAAATGAACCTACATTTCTTGGATTTTCATAATGATCGATAATTCGAGTATGATAATATTTTGTAAAAAATAAATTATGATTAACTTTAAATTTATAACAATGTCTTAAATAATTAGAAAACATATAAAATAATAAAATAATAAAATAATAAAATAATAAAATAGCATGTATAGAAATAAAAATGTTTATCCCCACCAAGGATACGAATTAATATTGCGCAAATGGCTTAACACATGAACAAAATCACTTAACAAATCTTTTTTATAATTATCATTATCTATACACCATAATTTTTTATGACGCATTTTATCGTCGAAACCATAATCTAACTCTTCGCCGCGATATGTTATATAATTATTGCAATAATTTGCCATATAAGGGTTCCATTTTTCTTCTAAATTACAATCAGGAAACATAAAAGAGTAATCATCCATGATAAATCGGTATAGCGAACTATGCATATATAAATCGGGATTATCTTGTTCTTCTTGATACATTACATTTTTGGATAATTTATGATATACTTGATAAACTTTAATATTTTTAAAACATTCAAGATGAAGTGGTTTTTTATAGGAAGAGTGAAAGTAAGTGAATATTTCTCTCCACATGTCTTGTGGAAATTCCATATTATAGTAAATTATCTTTTATTATAAAATTGAATTACTTTTACTAACGATTCAATTTTATATATAATAGTTTAAAAATATACTCACATTATATAAAATAATGCAAAATTATCATGATCTGTTTTTACCAGATGAAATTGCTTCAAAAATAATATTTGATTCAATAATATTATTGAAGAACGATAAATGGAGAGATATACACGATGAGCTTAAATTAAAATTAATTACACCAGTAAATCAATATGGGTATATATTTTTACATTACACAAATATATTAGAATTGGTAAATACTGATTATATTAATAAAAATATAGAACGATTGCCAAGATTGGAAACCATATAATTCATATAAAATTGAAACACTTTTATATGAATTTTAATTGACATAATTGAAACAAATATGGAATTGGTTGTTGAGCTGAGATATTTAAAGAATCGTGTTAATTTAAATGGATTTAAATGTGTAATCGTTGATTATATCGTTGACGAAGATAGATTTATTGTAAAATTAACCGAAAATAAACTGGTTAAAGTGAAACCTATAAATATATTTTTAGACAACGAAGTAAGAAAAATAGATTATCCAAGTGAAAATATTAATACTCAAGAAAGTAATACCACACAAGAAAGTAATGTCTTTATATTTGGTTCACCTGGCGTTTTTAATATTGGTTCAACAACTAATAAAACAAGTTCGCGAAAAAAACGTTCGCTAAGAAGAATAAGACCGAATAAAAAAAATATTATTCGAACAGAATGTAGTATTTGTATGGAAATCATGGATGGTAATGTTTATTTAGATTGTGGACACGAAATGTGTCCAACGTGTTTTGCAAGACATTCGCGCGAAAATCATACTTGTCCATTTTGTCGTAAAGAATTCGCACCAAAAATTAATAAGAAAGAAAAAATGCCAAACGAAGTAGCAGATGCGTTAATAGAAAGAAATGTTAAAGATTATTACTTTTTAGAGGTTCATGATGAATTAGATGAGTTTATTGAACGTCTAATATCCAAAGAAAAAGTAGATACCCGATATGTACAAGATATTAAGGCAACAATTTATGCACACTTAAATGAAATTTCTAATAATATCTATGAAGATATAGAAGAATGGTATGGTGATAATTAAGTATACAAAACAATTTAAATTTAATTTATTAAAAATTATAAGTAAATGACTAATAATATATTAACAACAACTACAAATTCAATATATATACCACAATTTAATTTTAATACGGGCAAATATCAAGATAAAATACCATACGAACCGTATCAAAGAAATAGACCTGTATATGAATGCAGGTGTCGTTCAGGTTTTTTTTTTAATAAAACGAATGAATTTAATCAACATATTAAAACATCTACACACTTACATTTTATTCAAAATTATGAGAATTATTATAAAGAAGTTGATGAGGCATTAGATACTATAAAAGAACTAAGAATTGAAAATGATAAACTTAGAAGGAAAAAAACAAAACTTAAAAATAAGAATAAATTCTTGAAGTCAAAAATAGAAAGTGTAAAAACAATTTAATAAAATTGAAATATAATAATAATAATAACATATTCAAGAAACAGCAAATGACAAAATATAAATTGGCTATTTGTGAGTTATATATACCATACTTACATGGATATACTAATAATAGCGATAAAGATATTATTAATCACTATATAGTATCATCTATTGTGAATTTAGATGATTTTTATAACAACGAGTATAAAAACGATATTGCTATAATGAACGAATGTTATTCAATGTGGTTATATAGTTATATAGATGATGTAGATAAGATAGATTACGATAGCGACAATGAAGAAGAGTTAGATAAATACCTTGTCCGCAATAACATTTCTCATCAAAATATTAGAAATTATAATAATATTATAGATAATGAGAAATATATAAAATTAGATATAATAGAAACACATGAATTAGGAGGTCGAGAAATGGTTGGATATATAAAAACGTTTTGGTTACGTATTATACAACGTAAATGGAAAAAAATATTTAAAAAACGAAAAGAAGTAATACAAAAAAGGAAAGCACTTCATGCTTTGAGAGATCATGAAATTAACGGAAAATGGAGTAATAAATTGAATAACTTATATTAATATATTATATTAATATATTATATAATGGCTAAAACTTTAAAAGTAAGAAAAGGACCAGCTTCTAGTGCAACTAAATTTAGTGTAGGAACAAAAAAGAAAGGTAACGATGGTAATATGTGGAAAATAGTTCAAAATAAAAATGGTACCAAGCGTTGGTTAAAAATATCAAAAGTTAATTCAAAAACAAAAAAAGTTAATTCAAAAACAAAAAAAGTTAATTCAAAAACAAAAAAAGTTTCAAATAAAGTAACCACTAAAAAATCTACGGATGTTTCAATCGAAGTTCTTAAACAAATGAAAAAAAAATATAGTGTATCAACAAGTGGATCCAAAAAAGATATTGCATATGGTTTATGGCGTGTGAGTGGTCATACAATGACAGATAAAGATTTAACATTAATCAGTTACTTACTTCCTAGAAAAGACCAAAAAATAATCAAAGAACAAATAAAGGTTCGTATTAATAATCCAATTACAAATTTTAAAGGTTTATGGAAACCTCTTCCAAAACCATTAAGTAAAATGTCTCGTGAAGAATTAATACGAAATTTACGTTTGTTTAGAGATGCTTGGGAAAAAATTACTACTAGAAATCAGGATTTAGATAATGAACGTCTTGCAGCAGAATCAACAGAACAACTTCGCAAACATTTAAAATTTTATTATAGCGATGGAGCAAAATTAATTGCAGAAGATTGGCTTCGAAAATAAATTTTTGAAATTCCATATTTATATACAAAATTTTATAATTGGTAAAGGAAAAATAATAAATCTGAAAAAATAAAACAAAAAATAATATAAATAAACATATATTAAAACATAAAATTCATAAAATTTTATCAAAAAATATAATGAAATTAGCAAAATTTTGGATAGAGAAACAAGAACGACCAAACGAATTTCATTCTCATATTTCGTCTTTCACTAGTTTTCCGAACACAATTGGGAAATCTGGAAAAAGTTAGACCATCAATATTGATTTTACACTACCAATAGACAAAAAATGGACAATATTTATTTTAATAAGTTTGTCTCATTTTTCTTTTCGGTCGGTGTAATGATATTAATGATATTTAATAAAATTGAAATTTTTTTATTAATAAATATAATATTAAATATAATATTAAATATAATATATTTAATAATGGCATCCAGAAGTGATGGTTATATGTATTCAATTAATTATTCATCGACATTTGATGTAGGTTATTATAAGAAAAAGAATTTATGGAATAAAAAAATTGGATCGCGCGATTTTAATACAGAATTGTTTATTAACACTACACCAGAAAACGAAATATATCATATACCAAAACTATTATGTGACGTATTAAATGATTTACATGAAAATTTTAATCTAATAAATGAACTGAGAGAAGTCGATCCTATAAAGACAAAATTAGGAACTAATCCTAATACAATATGGATATATAATATGAAAATTAATAGTGGATTGCCTGCAACAGCGCGCGATATTGAATGTTTATATAGATATGTTAGAAAATTTATTGAAAAATATTTTGATAATACTACTATAGAATATTTGAACAAAGATCCAGATATTCCAGTATATTTCTTCATATGGTATTTTACAACACCCGATCTTTTTAATATAAATATGCGCGGTAAAAACAAATATTGTGAATGGGAAAGTATTCTACTTGAGAGAATAGATATATATGTTCCACAAAATGTAAGTAATATATTAAATATAAATAATAATTATCAATGTGTAGACGAGGAAAACTATTTATTAAAATTAGAAAAAGAAAAAAACATACAGGTAAATAAGATTAATGTGTTAATTAAATCTGTTCATCCAACATGTTATTTAGATGAGAAAAATACTAATTACTATAAAAGCAAGTTATTGGAATGTATGACACGTGATACCGAATTTTATGTAGGGGCAGAAAATACTAAAATCTTACACAGATTATATGAAAATTATGTAAATATTATTAATAAAATAAATATAGAAAAGATAGAAAAGATAGAAGATACATTTTGGAAACCGTTTGGAAGACCTCCGTTAAGCCCACCTAAATTAGTAAGACAAAATGCAGATTGTGTAATCAATTCAAAAACATGTTACGGTTGTATAAATAAACAACCGAACCAATTAGCACATATGGACGAAGGTGGTTGTATGTACTACTCTTCTGACGAGGATGAATTTGAATGTTTTTAAAGTTAGATTTTGTATTTTTTATATTTATTATATTTAATGATCAAAACAGTCAAACAACCATCACAACCACCACAATCAGCACAACCTCCACAACCACCACAAGGACCAGGTAATAAAGATGAAACAGGATATATTTATTGTTTATCTAATCCATTATTTGACGGTGTTCTTAAAATAGCAACAACCTATTTAGCACCAGATGATAAAGCAAAACAATTAACCAGCCATGATGCGATTCCTTTGTCATTTAATATTTTATTTGCCAAAAAAGTAAATAAACCATGTGAAAAAGAGAAATTTATACACAGATTATTAGATCAATATACGGAGAGAGTAAATCCTAAACGGAAATTTTGGAGAACTACATCACAAGAAGTGTTGGGTTTTTTTAATTTAATGGATGGTGAAATGTGGGTAAATAAAGATGAAGATGAAGATGAAGACGAAGATGAGAGAGAAATAAATAAGACAAAGCGTGTTTTATCTGAATACTTTAAAGATAATCAAAAAATCCAACACATCATAGGTATAAATAAAGAATGGATTGGAATGTATTGTTCTCAGGAAAATGTAATTAAACATGAAAGTGTAAATTATGATACACTAAGTAAATTTGTTGAGGCACATTATAAAAAGGAACAACCTAATAGTTCTTGCAAAGCACAAGGTTGGATTGAATGTAAATATGAAGTAGATAGAGAATGGGTAGAAATAAAAAAAAATCAATAATATTTATATTAGTTTTCTTAAAAACTAAGATTTGTATTTATATATATATAATATATAAATGCAAACATCAAAAAACACAAAATCAAAAAGAGCATCGGGAAATCCTACCCGAAAAGAATTAGAAGCATATATGAACGAAAAGGCAAGAGTGATGCGTAATAACAATCGTTTAGCAATAGCAATGCCAATAGCTCCTGGACAAGGATTTAAACCAAAACAAAGTTCTGTTGTACATTTAATGACCCCAAAAATAAGAAAAATGGCACAAAGAGATAGGGAAAAAAAATTAGCAAAGGAGTTTATACCTTTTATGGTAAAAGCAAAAACACAATCTATAAAAAAACGTTTAGACAATTTAAACAAATCATCGCCAAAAGCAAAAACACAATCTATAAAAAAACGTTTAGACAATTTAAACAAATCATCGCCAAAAAAAAAAGAGTTATTAGACTTAGAGGCGGAGTTAAGCGATGAGAAATGGTCTAAACGTTTAGACAATTTAAACAAATCATCGCCAAAAAAAAAAAAGTTATTAGACTTAGAGGCGGAGTTAAGCGATGAGAAATGGTATGGAGGAAAGAAAAGAAGAAAACAGAAAACTAAAAAACATAAAAAAAAACGTAAAACCCGCAAAAATCGTAAAAAATCTAAAAAATAGATTAAGATTAAAGTATTTAAAAATAATTATTATATAATATATAATAATGTGACAACGTGTCCGAGTGGTTAAGGAGGCGCCCTGCTAAGGCGTTGTGTTTTACACGCGTAGGTTCGAGTCCTGCCGTTGTCGTATTGTATGTGATAGAAATGAAACAATATATTTAAATATAAATGAATATAAAATAATGAATATGTCACATTACAAGTGTAAATATTGTATGGATATAATTGATAAAAATAATTATTGTCATGAATGTATTAAACCTTTGCCGAAAAATGTAAAATACCGGGTTGAGAATGAGAAATATATTTTTAATGATAAAATTGTTATTTGTAAAGGAAGAATATTAAATTGTATACATAACATTAGACGAACACAATGTATTAATATAAATTGCATAGATTCCAAAATTTTTTGTATTCACGAAATACCGGTAAATAGTTGTAATAATAAACATTGTAAGCGTAAGTAAATTAAATAAATATATATATATATTTATAAATATGAAATATATTTATTTGATAGAACTGAAATCAAATAAATATTTTGTTGAATTAACAGATAATATAATTAATAATTTAAAAACCGATTTTTATCGTTTCAATTATGATTGGACTAGAAAATATGAACCTCTTAAAATAATAGAAATAATTATCATAGAAGATGTTGATGTAAATAAATTAGATGTATTTGTAGAAAAATATATGAAATTATATGGTATTGATAATGTTCGTGGCGGGAAATATAATACTATTAAATTAGAAAGCGAAAGTATATTGGAATTAAAATTGATTGAAAATAATTATATTGGTAATAAAAATCGCAATAACGATAGTCTTATAAAAGTTTGGTTTTGTAAGCACTGTGGAGAAGATTTTACCAGTAAAGAACAAGCATTAAGACATGAAGCAAATTTTCACGAAAATAATAATTGTTTTAAATATTATTTATGTTGTTAGTTAAAATATTTAAATAATAATAAATATATTTTAATCACTACCATGTATGATACCAGCAATAACAATGTAAACCCGGACGATTTCTTAAAATTAGTAAATTATCCAAGTTTTACGACACTAAATATTCATGAAAAAAAACAAATAAAAACAAAAATAAATGACCTGTTGGAAAAGGGAAAAATACAACGGTGGTTGATAGGCACGGATGAATTAAAAATAGGCGAAGAGATTGGTAGAGGAAGTAATTCATATGTCAACAATTGTATATGGCGAAACATAGAAATAGTAGTTAAAAAATCGAAAGAAAAAAGATTATTTCTATTGCTTGATTTGTTAAATGAAATTGAGTTATGGTCTACACTAAGACATCCATATTTGGTTCAATTTTTAGGTGCTTGTTATGATAAAGAAAATGAAGATTTTTATATTTTATTAGAAAAAATAAATGGATATACTTTATCGGATTATATTGAAAATAAAAATAGGTCCAATAGTTTTTCAAAATACACCAGATATCAGATATGCACACAATTAATTAATGTAATAAAATTCTTACATTCTTGTAAGCAGCCAATCATATATAGGGATTTAAAGCCAGAAAACATAATGATAGACAATTTTAATAATGTTCATTTAACCGATTTTGGATTAAGTAGATATATGCCCGAAAATACCGATTATAATTTAACTGGTGGCGCAGGAACACTGCGTTATATGGCACCGGAGGTATATTTACATAAAAGATATGATTTGAAAGTTGATATATACAGTTTAGGTTTTATATTTTATTATATATTTACAGGAATTAAACCATTTATTAATTACAATACGAATACAATAAAAGAATATATGATTAATCCGGATATAATTCATTCAACTGAAAATATAAAAAATAAACAGTGGAAAGATATTATAGATAATTGTATAAGGCGCGATCCGGCATTAAGGTGGAATATAGATGAATTATCAGAAGCAGTAAATAAAATTACGTTTCAAGAGAGTGGTTATAATTGTGTAATAGGTTAATAACAAAGTATTTATGAAATATTATCCATAAATATATAATTGTAAATAGTTTGTAATTATAAAAGAGATAATAAATACACTCAACGCAAATGTTACACTTTGTATGTTAATATCGGTTATATCAATTAACTTCTCAATTTGTTTTTCTATATCATCAACTTCATATTCAATATATGTTTTATTTGTATTATTTTTTAGTTTATTATTTTCAAGGTTTGCTGACAGTTGCACCATCTCATTTCCCAAAATATCAAAATTATCTTTAACACTCTTTTCGAGGGTATTAAATCTATTATTTAAATTTGTAATTTTCTCTTCTACACTTGGAAACATTTTTTATCTTTTAAAAAAAAATAACATTGTAATTCAATTTTATATTAATTAATTATAGAACGCAAACATTTTAGGGTTTTTTTTTCCTTTCACATTCTTCTTACTTTTACGCTTAGTTTTTTTTCCACCATTTTGACATTTACGCTTAGTTTTTTTTCCACCCTTCTTAGGTTTATTCTTAGGTTTATTTTTTGTTGCTGGTGCACTTTTTGTTGCTGGTGCACTTTTTGTTGCTGGTCCACTTTTTGCTGCCGCCCTTTTTGCTGGTGCACTTTTTGCTGGTGCACTTTTTGCTGGTGCACTTTTTGCTGCTGCACTTTTTGCTGCTGCACTTTTTGCTGCTGCACTTTTTGCTGCTGCACTTTTTTCATCTATTCTGTCTTTGTGTTCTTTTTCTTGTACAATAACATTCGATTCACGCCAATTATTTTTTAATATTGATTTATCAATATTATGTAGTTCATTTGTATCAATATTTATATCAAAGTCCTTAATTTCTTTATTACTGAATTCATATTTTTGAAAGAATTCAAGGATTTCATCGGCAATATTAGTATTATTTTTCCAAAATCCATTTCGATCCTTGATACTTATAATTATCTCTCCAGGTGTATTAAAATAATTATCTATTAATTTTAGCGTATCACGTAAGATATCTGAATCTGTTTTATCAGATAAATGTTCTAATACATCTACTTGCCATCTAAACAGTGTACGTGGCTTATGAACGTTATTGCGAATAATAATCGCTTTTATTAATGTTTGGTCTTCATCATCCATCATAGCATAAAATGGGACGAGTGTATTGGTAAATTTACTCTTAAATCTTTCATTTCCAGTTCCAGTAGAATAATAAAATAATCTGAAATAAGTTTTATCATACTCTTGTATTTCATAAACTTTTACTTCTCTGCCAAAATGTTGTTGTAATGTTGACATATATTTAACAAATATATTTAATAAATATGAAACAAAATAACTTACAAACTTACAAATTTATAAAAAACATTTAAAATCCCAGATGAAATTTGTTGGAAAACTTTTTAAATGTAAAGAAAGAATTAGACGGGTTAGATTAAAATACCCAAATGAAAAAACATTGGTAAGATTTTCATATTAATTTTATATTATACAATTTTTATATTATTAATCAAACTCGGCATCATACCAGTTTTTAACTTGTGTCATTAATATTTTTCCATTTTCTCTAACTAACCATTCTAAATGTCTTTCTGATTCAATTTGATTAGGTTTAATATTATTATATAATTGTTGGTTATGAAAATAACCTTGGCTACTTACCTGACCGGCCCACTCATCCGCCATAGCATTTAGTGTTATCTCACATAATTTATTAGGTTTTTTAACTTTTGGGGCATATTCTGTACGACAAAATGGACACGTATTATTAACGCGCGAGTGCTTGGCAAAACAAGATATACATATTTCTTGTCCACAGCAAGATAATGTAGCAGTTCCAATCTTTACATCGCAACATATAAGACAATCGGTATCTTCTTTATCAAGTTGTTCAGGGTTATTATAAGTTTTTATAATTTTATTTTGTTTATTGACACGTATTTCCAGTTGTTTAATTTTTGTATTTTTTTC